GTTCGATGCGGAAGTCAAGCAAGCCTATCAGGCATCCCGCATGCTTGCTGGCATTACCCGCGAGCGCAACAACGTCGAAGGCAATGTCGTCAAATTCCCGAAAATCGGGAAGGGGACGGCTACGGTTCGCGTACCCCAGACGGACGTAACTCCGTTAAATGTAACGTATTCGCAAGTTTCGGTCACGATGTCGGACTATATCGCCGCTGAATATTCTGACATCTTCCATCAGGCTAAGGTCAACTTTGACGAGCGCCGTGAACTTGTTCAGGTGGTCGGCAATGCTATTGGCCGTCGCATGGATCAGCTTGTGATCGATGCGTTGAGTGCCGCTTCGTCTCCGTCCACCGTCGCGACCAGCGTTGGTGGTGCAGGCACGAACATGAATCTGGCAAAGTTGCTGGCGGCGAAAAAAGCTCTGGACGCGAAAAACGTCCCGGCTGAAGGTCGCTGTATGATTATTCATGCTAATGGCCTGTCTGCTTTGCTTGATGAGACTGAACTCACAAGTTCCGATTTCGCTACTGTGAAAGCTCTTTCTCAGGGTGAGATCGACACCTTCCTTGGGTTCAAGTTCATCATGCTCGGCGACCGTGACGAAGGCGGTCTCCCTCTTCCGTCAACCCGCACCAACTTCGCGTTCCATCGTGACGCGGTTGGCCTTGGTGTCTCGATGGCGCAGAAGAGTGAGATTCACTATGTTCCTGAAAAGACGAGCTTCCTCGTTTCTTCGATGTTCTCCGCTGGTGCGGTTGCCATCGATGACGAGGGTATCGTCCACATCAGCAGCACCGAATAGGGGGATTGAACTATGGCTTTTTCTTCCACTGGATTCGGTGTGGTGTTCGCCTCGAAGAAGGGCAACGCACCGTCGATGTACACCTACCAGACCGCCGACACGATTGCAGACGTTAATACGGCTGGCTACTTTAACAGCCTGTCCGACACGCTTGCTATCGGCGATCTGATTTACTGCGTGACCTCCACCGGGGGTACGCGCGTCAGCACCTTGACTCAAGTTCTGTCGAACTCGGGTGGTGTTGTGGATGTGGCGGACGGCACTACGCTGGCCGCGACTGACGGCGACTAATTAGATGGGGCGGGTTTAAACGCCCGCCCCATTTTATAGGGGGTCCGTATGGCCGCAGGCGATACCAAGCTCTCGATTTGCTCCGATGCGCTCATTATGTTGGGCGCTGCTCCGCTTTCCAGCTTTAGTGATGGAACGGATGAGGCGCAGATTGCAGATCGTTTATACGACGATATTCAAGACACGATCTTGATGCAGTATCCTTTCAGTTGGTCCGTCCAGAAGACGGGCCTTTCGCGCTTTGTGGATACGCCAACAAATGAATGGAAATATAAGTATGCCCTGCCGGGCGATATCTTGGGCAACCCAAAAGCTGTATTTGCAAGTAGTGCTGTGGGCGCGTTGCCGGTGCGAGAGTTTGAAATCTATAGCGGTGGGCTATTCGCTAATTATGAGGCGGTCTGGGTCGACTACCAGTTTCGACCCGAGGCTTCCGCCTTTCCGCCATATTTTGTGAATCTGCTCAAGCACGCGCTTGCGGCGGCATTCGCCGAACCAATCACAGATCAGATTACGAAAGCTGACTTCTACCATAAGCTCGCCTATGGCACGCTTGAACAAAACATGCGTGGCGGCCTTATGCGAGTGGCGATGAATATAGATGGCGGTGATCGTCCTCCGCAGAATATCATGGAATTCCCATTGACGGATGTCCGTGGATGAGCCGGATCATTCAAATACAGAATGATTTCACGTCTGGAGAGATGGACCCAAAGCTGCGCGCGCGTACAGATATAGCGCAGTACAAGTCCGGATTGACGACGGCACGGAATGTGACGATACAGCCGCAGGGCGGCATAAGGCGTCGAGACGGAACGAAGTTTGTCGCACAACTCGATGCGGGTGCAGCGAACGCGGTGCGGATGGTGTCCTTTGAGTTTTCGGTGAGCGATAGTTACATGCTCGTCTTTACACCGGCTAGGATGTATGTCTTCAAGGACGGCGCGCTGATTACAAACATCAACGGCAGCGGAAATGATTATCTCTCCGTGGCGGCATTCACTGCCGATATATTGCCGGAAATGAATTGGGTCCAAAGCGCCGATACGGTTATTCTGGTCCACGAGGATTTGCCGCCATACAAGATTGTGCGCGGCGCGTCAGACTCAAGCTGGACGGCGAGCCAGCTTTCTTTCACGTTCATACCCAAGTTTGCGTTTAGTTTGGATACGCATCAGCCGAACTACACGCTTACGCCCTCGGCGGCTAGTGGCAACATCACCCTTACTGCGTCTGGAGCAACGACAGATACAGGAACGGCGCAGGCTGGAACGGCGAACACAATCACTCTCAAGTCTGCCTCTAGTTTTACAAGCGACGACGAGCCGAATGGGATGTTTATTGAAATCACATCCGGAACGGGTGCGGGTCAGACTCGTCATATTGAGGATTACGTAGCGTCCACAAATGTTTTAACTGTGTTCCCCGATTGGGATACCGCGCCCGATAATTCGTCAGGCTATAGCATAAGCCCCTTCAAGGAGGCGGCGGTTAATGAATATGTAAATGTGACAAACGGGTTTGGCCGTGCGCGCATAATTGAATTTGTTAGCAACACGCAAGTGAAGGCGCATACAGAAATCCCGTTCTTTGATGACAGCGCAATATCAGCGGGTGATTTTGAAACGGAACACGGGTATGAAGACGCATGGTCGAATGAGCGCGGTTGGCCTAAGTCCGTTACGTTTCACGAAGGTCGGCTCTTCTTTGGTGGATCAAAGGGTCTGCCTTCTACAATCTGGGGTTCGCGCGTCAGTGTCTTTTTTGACTTTTCTCCGAACGAAGCGCTTGATGATGATGCGGTTGAGGCTACTCTGGATACAGGCACTTTCAATAGCATTGTGAACATCTATTCCGGTCGCCATCTTCAGGTCTTCACGACGGGTGGCGAATTCTTCGTCCCGCAGACTCTTGATGAGCCGATTACACCAAGTAATTTGATCGTGAAGCAACAAACGGCGTTTGGCTCGCGCCCCGGCATTCGGGTTGTAAATGTCGACGGTGCGTCGCTTTTTATCCAGCGTCAGGGCAAAACATTGCAGGAATTTTTGTTCAATGACACGGTGCAGGCTTACACATCTGCACGCATTTCGCTCCTGTCTTCTCACCTGATTAAGACGCCGACCGAGATGGCGATGCGTGTCGCGACCAGTACGGATGAGGGGGATCGCGTTCTGATCGTCAATGGAGACGATGGAACTATCGCGTGTTACACCTTGTTGCGGTCTCAGAATGTTATAGCGCCGTCAGAGTGGACAACAGACGGGGAGTTCAAGTCGATTGGCGTTGATGTTGACAGTATCTATACGGTTGTGAAACGAACCGTGAACAGTTCTGATGTTTATTACGTCGAGTTGTTTGATTCTACCGTTTTGATGGACTCGGCAAAGACGGGTGGCGCGGCAGCGTCTGTCACGATGGATCACCTTGAGGGCGAGACAGTCAAGATCGTCCGCGACGGTATTGTCGAGCCGGATCAAACTGTGCCAGCTTCGCCATTTACGGTGACATTCGGCAGTGCCGCAACGGCGTCGTACCAGGTCGGCCTGGGCTTTACGCCCACGGTCAAGACGCTGCCGGTTGAGCCGAGGCTGCCAAGTGGATCGCTCAAGGGTTTTAAGAAGCGCATTTTTGAGGTCAACGCCGAATTGTTTGAGACACAAGCCATATCCATCAACGGAAAGGAAATACCGTTTCGCAGATTCGGCACGGACATCCTTGACGATGACGTGGCGGAATTCACGGGAATTAAGACGCTGCACGGCATATTGGGCTATAATTACGATGGCCAGATAACCATCACGCAGACCGTACCGCTCAAGATGACTGTGTTGGGAATCGATTACAAGTTAAGCGCAGGACAATAGTATGGCAGCAGCACTCCCAGTTATCGCCGTGGCGACAAGTCTAGCAAGCGCCTATGGTCAGATTCAGGCTGGTAAGGCGCAACAAAAGGCGTTTGCAGCACAGGCTCAACAGGCAGCCATGCAAGCGACACAGGCCCGCGTTCAGGCGCGTAGCGAGGCGCTGAAGTTTCGCCGTCAGGGCGTTGAGGTGCTGGATCGTATTGTCCGTACCAACGCGACGATCAATGCCCGCGCTGGCGCTGGCGGAATCGACCCCTTTAGCGGTAGCGCCAAAAGCCTGCAACAGTTTGCTCTAGCGAAGGGCGGTCTTGAGTTTTTCACCGCTGAAGATAACGAAGCCATTACAACATTGATGGGAGAACACCGCGCCAAGCAATTCATGCATCAAGCGGAAACTCTCACCATGCGAGGCAATCAGGCAATGAAGTCGGCAAAGATCGGCGCGCTGGTGTCTTTGGGTCAGGCCGCGATGTCAGGGGCGAAGTTATT